GCATTCGCAATTCTTCGGCGGTTTTGCCAAGCAACTGCGCCGACGGGCGATCCAGCAAGTACAAACACACGAGATAATAATTGACTGGAAATAAGATAATGACCGGAATCGTGAAGGGTGACAAGTTGGCAGGTGTTGACACACTCAAGACTTGATTCCGCCTGATAAGCTAAGCCTAAATCTGCGCGGTGTGAGCGGTCAAGAGTTTTTTATGACAGTAGCAGGTGCAGTTTTTGCCAAGGCTTTTATGCTTTCCACAGGGGAAAGGTTGTGCAAAAAGACAGCCGCAAGAAACCACGCTCAGCACTTCAAATCTCGCAACCCAAATCAATTCGTCAGGATCGCCATCGAAAAGCAGGCAAAACGCATCTGCGGTCGCACACATTCCGCCTTCGGCCAGCAGGTCAGCAGCGGAAATGCTACCCAATCGCTCCTGGTAAGCGTTCTGAGTGGCGCGGATCAGTCCAAGCTTTCGCGCGCCTGGGATAAATGGCAATGCACTCCAAGCCTGGTGAATGCTGCCTGCCGTGAATCTGGCTGCTGTGACGGGCTTCCAGCGTCGGCGAGTGACGGTTTTCTTGCCTGCCAAAAGCTCGGTTTCCGTGAGTGAAAAGCTGATTATCATTTCGATTTTACCCACTTACTGAGTTCGCCAAATGCTTTCCGAAAAGCTTCAAAGTCCAATCCTGTGCATTCGCTCCACAGCCGAAATGTTTGTGCTGTCCAGCTATCAAAAGACAGTTCAGGTTGCCGACGCAACGGTTCGCCGATAACAAACAGAATCCGGGCTTCGGCGCTCAAGTCTGCAAACATTATCGCGCCTCCGGTTCGATCCATTCCACGCCCAGCGTGGCAAAGACATCTATCTCTTCAGGCGTTGAAACAACCTGGCCGAACGGATCAAACAGCTTGCCGTCGTCAAAGCGATAGCCTGTGCGCCAGCATTCTTTGCCGACGATGCGTTGTGAAAATTCGGCGCTACCTGTGCGAATCAAGAAGGTGACTCCCCACGTTTCGGACGTCGTCAAAAAGAGGTCAAGCTTGATGCCTGCTTTTACCAGCCAGCCGCGCCAGTATCTTCCCTGCTCTTGAATTCGCCAGGGGATGATTTCAGAGGTTCCGGGCTTGATCCATTGGATTCGCTGTTCGCGTTCCATCTCCCCAGCCCAGCCGTAGAGCAAGTTTTCAAACTCTGTTCCAAATAAATCTTTTGGATCGCCAAGCTTAGGGATAGCGACGATTTCAATGTCTTTAACTTCGGGTTTCTGGCGGCGGATGCTGCCTGCGATGGCTACACGCTCGCAGTAAGGTTGCATCGTTTCAACAATGCGTTCGGCAAGGTTTTGAGCCTGAGCGAGTCTCATATCAAAAGGTCTAAATCTGCCAATTGAATCTTACGTCCAGAGTCCAGCACTTTAGTAAACTCTTCCGGGCAGGATTCCCAATCAAATTCGTTTTCAAATGCCCAGTTCAACAATCGGCACACAGATTCGGCGGGCATCATGACGGCATCCCAACACCAATTCCCGACCCAACGTCGGCGATCAGCGATGTAAAACTGATCGTTGGTGACTTTCAGGTAATTGCCTTCAAAAAGCATCCAGCAACCTTCCTCAGATAAGGTGCAGACCATTTGCAATTCGCCAATGTCGAAGCCGGTTAGGTAGCCGGAAAAATTGCCGGTCGAAGGCTCGTTGCAGCAAATTGTCACCTGGATCAGTTGAGTCGGTTTCATTTGTTACCCCATCTGGATCAGGCAGGTTTCGCAAAATAACTGAGTCGTGACGCGGCTGGCGTCAAAGACCAAGCTACATTCTAGGCAACGTTTCAGGTGGTGCGGAAAGAGTTCGCGAAGGCAGTTTTCTTGAGCAATTTCATAAGCGCGGCGGTCGCGGATGAACTTGCCAGAACGAAAAGTTTCTTGTATTCCAATACTCAGTTCTTCTTGAAGGATCATACAATCGCCAACGCGGCGGTCGCCGATGAACTCGCCAGAACGAAAAGTTTCTTGTATCCCCATACTCAGTTCTTCTTGAAGGATCATACATTCGCTTTCGCCCGCGCCGCGCATCCCGCCACATAACCCAGCGAGTACGAAGTTGCGGTTGATTGGTAGCAAAACGTGTCGCGTTTGCGTGCCGGAACGCCTTCGGTGCCGTGATAAAAGCCAAGCCGAAACGCGGTCGGATTGACAGCGTCGGCGTGGACGGTCACGCCGACGACTGGTGAAGGTTTGAGTTTCTTTTTCTTGTTGGCCATCGCTTCCTCTATCGGTTGTCACCGGAACCCTGCAATGTGCCGCGCTGTTGGCGTTGAGCCAGTTTTTCCAGATTGGCTTCGGCCAGGTCACACAACGCAAAATCGAGTTCGTAAGCCAGCGCCGCCAGATACCACAGGCAATCGCCAATTTCCTGCCCCAAGCTTTGGCGCATTTCTTCAGGCATTACCGAAGCGTGATCGCGCTGAATCTTTTTGACCTTGTTGGCAATTTCGCCAGCTTCGCCAACCAATCCCAACACCGGATAGATGACATTGTCTCCGCGACACGGATAGATGGCCGTTTTCGCGGCTTCCTGTTCGTAGGCTTGCACACGCAGCAAATTTATTTCACGATTCATCGCTGCCTCCTGATTGCTCGGATTTGTGGTTCGCTTTGATCGAAGCTGAGCATTCCCAATTCAAAGCGTTTTTCTTTCAGGCTGTACGCGGCCATCAACGCGGCGTTGGCCAGATTGCCCAGCGCCAGCGGCGTGTTGGCTTGTTTGGCCAATTCAGCGACGGCCTCTGGCGCAAAGCTGCTGTTGATGTCGCCGCCGACGCTGGCCAGCCGATGCGCCAGATAATCAGGCGCGAGCTTTTCTAACTTCGGCATCCGTTCGATCTGCAAACGTTCAACGACTTCGCGGAATTGGTAGTTTTGCAATCGTGTTTCCAGTGCCGGTTGGCCGAACAGCAACACGCCCAGGTAGCGGTTGTAACCGCCGTCTTTCGGCTGTCCTTTTTCCCAGAAGAGTTTCAGGGCTGATAAAGCCTTGTCGCTCAGCCGGTGTGCCTCATCAATCGCCAGTGTGACGCGGATGCCATTGTCTGAAAGCTGGCGCAACACTGTGGTCAGTTGGTATCCGCGTTCGATCTTGATCCGTTTCGGCGTGTGGCCAAGTTCCAACAGAATCAAGCTGGTCAAATCGGCAAACTTCAATTCCTCAAAATCTCCGCTGTCCAGCCAGATCATTCGGACGGTCGGATCGGCACTCAGGCCAACTTGCAGCCGATGGCGCAGTGTGGATTTGCCGCTGCCGATTTCGCCGACGACGGCCATAAAACGGCGCTTTTCAACGGCGGTTTCGGCGCGATCAAACACCCGTTCCAATTCAGCCGGAAAAAAGTATTCGTCGTTGGTTTCAGGGTCGAGCGCGAACGGGTCTTTTTTCAGGCCGTGAAATTTCAACGCCTGCTTGGTCAGTTCGCAGCGAGGGATAATCATTGGTGTGTCCTCCGATAAGTTGAAAAGCTCAGCAACTTCAGCTTTGACGCCTTCGGCGCTGAGCTTCTGATTGGCCAGAAACAGCCGCACACCTGTTTCCATTTGTGCGCGGTGTTTGGCGATGAATGCAGGTTCCGGTTCGCCTGAACACAGCCGATGCGTGCTGGTCAGACTGATCGAAAGCAGTTTGGAAAAAGAACGAAACGAAATGCCGTAGGCAGTTCGGAATTGCTCAAAGCGGTTGGCTGGTGTGTTGTTTGCAACCGCTTTCAAAGCGTGATGTTTCAAAACGGGCATCAGTAACCTTTCCGGGGCACCAGTCGGGTTAGGCTCGCTTCCTGAAGGCGACAACGTTTGTCACCGGTTGCGCGGCGCTGCGAGCCTGAAGCGCCGTGCGAATTTCGGCATCTGTGATTTCGTCGCGGCCAGCAAACACGGCCCGAAGAAACGCCTTGTCGGTGTCCTCGTTTGCCAACGCGCCTTCTTCGACCAAGGCGCGGAAGGCTGGCCAGAACGTCAGATACTTGACCACGTCGCCGGTTTGTGCGGCGGGCAAATGTTCCAGCGGCATTTCAATCACGCGCTTGGGCATCATTGCCGGATGCTGTTGGGTGTTTTCTTCAAACGGCACATCGAAGCCAGGCACGATCAATTCAGTTCCGGTTGCCTTGTGTTCGGCCTTCCGTTCGGCAGCGCGCTCACTCAACACCTTCATCGTGCGCTGGCGCGTGGTTTCTTCGGTTTGTTTGAATTCGCCTGCGGCGTCGGCGCTGGCGGTTGCGCGGCTGATTTCGTATTCCACGCCGTCCAGGCCGATGACGGTGAACCAATCGGCATCGCCCGCTGGCCAAACCAGAGTCAACGTTCGCCCGATCCAATCCACGAACGGACGTTTGCGCGGCAATTGGTAGCTCGCGCCTTTGTAGCTGATGGTCACATCGGCGTTCAGCTTGCGCGTGAATTCTTCGCACTTGAACGCGGCGTCCAGAGTTTCGTGTGGCGGCATTCGTAGCGCCAGATTTTGCGATTGCCAGCGCAGCATCGGCTTTTCGCCGGTTGTGCTGTGCGCTGTCCAATCCAGCGCGTCACAGACCTGCGCGCAAAATTCGTTCAAGGCTTCAATCGTTGGCGTTTGAAATTTCAACCCGATCAGCTTTTCAAACTTTTCAATCACCTGGTGCGACCGTTCGACCTTGCCGGTGGCTTGGGCGTTGTGCGCGGTGTGTTGCAGCAATCGAAACCCGCCTGAACCATCGAAGGCTTTATTCAAAATGGCTTCAGCGCGGCGCATTCGTTTGCTGACAATGATGACATCGTTGTCGGTGTACAGCGTTTTCGGGACACCGAATTTGCGGAACGCATGTAAAAGGAAATCTATGACTTCAACGCTGGTCGGCTTCTCTATCGGATAAAAGCGGAAAAATCGGCGGCGCGAAAAATCATCAATCAGCGTGAATTTCCAAACCTTGACGCGGTTCGGGTTTTTGTTCGGGTGGTTTTCGTTTACGTCTTTGCTACTGACGTGCAAGATTTTCCTTGTCGTCAGATCAAACCAGCGTTCTTTAACGCCCGAAATATCAAACTGAAAAATTTCGCAAGGCTCTTTGGCTTCCCAGCGGCGGAAGGCTCTGACAGAGGCTTTGCGGTGGCGCTTGCTGACACCGTGTTCGGCCAGGTATCGGCGAAACGTGCCAACCGCCACAGGTACTTCGTGACCGTTGACCTTGGCCACTTCCAGCGCGTGATCCGGGTCTACGTTGCGCGTGGCGACAACCTCAGCGGCCAACGCCAAACCCGGATGATTCAACAGGTCGGCGCGTCGTTTGCCTTTGTCGGCGCGGGTCTTTCGCTGAGGTCGCAAATCTGCGGTTACGCGATAAATGGTTTGCACGCTCACGTCGTGAGCCTGTGCAAATCGCTTGGCGGCGTCGGCCAACGCTTTGCCCTTCAGGCCGGTCAGCGCCGCGCGAATTTCTGTTTGTGCGATTTGGTCAAGATTGTAATGAGGCATAGTCTTCATCGGATTGAGGTCTGAAGAATGCCTGGCGCACGACAAGGGCAGTCACGCGCCAGGCGAGTGAAAGGCAGCGCCTCCGTTATGCTGCCTTCAATTCGGCGTTCTGGTTTTCACGCTCGCGGCGCAACCGTGCGGCCTGCTGGCGCAAAAAGGCAGTCAGTTCGCGGACTTCAATCTGCGTCATTTGCGTAGTCGAAACCTTGCCGCCGTACATTGTGCGAATCAGGTCACGGTACAACGTTCGGTCGTTGCCCCTGATGTAGCCGAGTTCTGTGGCGAGTGCGTGCAATTCCCGATTGACAGTGATGTCGTCATCTTCGCCAACCGTGGTTGGCGCGAACTGCGAACCTTGCAGATGGACGCGAATCGGGTTGAAGCCGATGGCGCGAAGGGCTTTGCGGTAGGCGCGCGCCGACGCGACGTTGACCGCCTGTTGCACAGTTTCAATCGTGTCGTCGTCGCCGAAGCGTTCGCCAATTTGGGCAATGTCCACGCGCGAAATTTCGCGTCCGTCCGTCAGAGTGAATCGCGCTGTGCAGGAAATCACCTTGCGCCCTTCGTCCGGGTTGTTTGGGTAAACTTCGTCCTGCTGAATTACGGTGCAAAGGCGATGTGTCATTGTTTGCAGCGCGTCAAAACTCAGTTGCGGTTCACCCGCTGCGTTGAAGGTGATCTGGTTTGGTGTCAGGTCGTAAGTTTCGCAAAGCTCAGTAACAAGAGCCGTGCGGTCGTAAGTAATTTCGCTCATAAACAAACCTCCTATTGAAAGCAAACGGTTGATGATTGGCAGGCGTGAACGTGGCATTGTTCACGCCTACCTGCGGCCAAAGCTGATGCCCCAACGCTTTGACCAAAACCAGCGCGGGCGCTCTTCGCGCAACACGCCAAAGCCTCGCAGCAACACTTTCAAATCACGGATGTCCCGCTGATTGATCGCGTTGACGATGCAACCAATGACGACGCCGCCCAAAATGAACGGCAGGCCATAGATCAATAAAAAGTCCAGCCAGAATTCCACGGTTATTCCTCCATCAATTCGGCCAGATCATCGTTGCTCAGGCCGGTGTCGTTTTTGGGTTGATCGGGGCGGCGGGTTGGCGAAGTCGCCGCGCTGAAGGTGAAACAACTTTCGACTGCCTGAGAAATGCCGGGGCGATAACTGGCCAATCGCCCCTCGGCTTCGTCGCCGTCCATTTCAGACAGCGCGCGCGTCAGTTCCGTCAGGCTGGCGACCACGCGCATATACGCTTGATTCGCCGGGTCGGTGTTATCGTTGAAAGGGACTAAAGCAGCAGCTTCGCGCGCGATTGCTTTGGCGTCTTCGAGCTTTTGCTTCAGCTTCTCGGTTTCTTTGGTGGCTTTTTCGGCTTTGGTTTCCAGCCGTTCCATCTGTTCGGCAATTTGCGAGATGGCGCGTTTGACTTTCTTTGCGTCGTCAACTGGTACTCGCTGTTCGCCGATCACCAGTTCGTTGCCGTCCAACGCGATACTGCCACTGGTCAATTGTTTGCGCGCCGACAGCGGCACGTTCATCTGTGTCAGCAGATCAAAAACATCCGAGCCTTCAGATTCCAAGACTTTAAGCCGGTCGTAATACTGGCTTTTCGATAAATCCAGTTCGGGATGCTCTTTCAAAAACTGAACCCAAGTTTTGCAGCCATAGGCGCGATAGCCTTCTGTTTCTTGAAATTGCTTTAAGCTTAAAAGTAGTTGGGAACTGAGGGCGGCGGTCAGTTTGTTGATGACCTTTGCGCCTCCGATAAATTCAATTAAGCGCATCCGCTCAGGAACGTCCAAGTTGTCGGCGATGTGCTCTTCAACAACTTTCGCCAAAGCGTCTGCGCCAGTTTTGATAGCTTCTTTTTTCATTGATTGTCCTAAATTGCAGATTCCGATTTCGGAATCGAAAAGAGCCGGGAAAGTGCCCTAAGTGTTTTATTTTCAGTGAAACGTGATTCCTAAACTTCGGAATCGCGCTTTCCGGTCAAACTGGCGGCAAAGGCCAGAAAATCGTTGGAAAATTGCATCGCCTTGACGCTCAGTCGCCAGCCGCGTTCGTCTTCGATGGCCCAGCCGCAGACCTTCAGCGTTTTCAGTGCGCGGCGGCAAAAGTCGTAATCGAATTTGGTTCGGCGTTGAATTTCGGCCACGCTGACAGGTTCGTATTCGTGGCCTTTCAGGGCTTCCAAAACGGCCAGCCCTTTGCGGAAAGCAACGATGACGTATTGGCCGTCGTCACGTTGATTTTTGAATTCAGTGGCAAGATCGGGAGTTAGAACCCGGCCAATTACTTCGGTGACTTGTTCCATTGGTAAACCTCCGTGTTACAGGTTGTCGCGTTTGTTCATTGCTTTCAGAGCTTCGATCACGATGTTCGCTTCTTTGGTCGTTTTGGGGCGGGCGGTCTTAATCATCTTGCGGCAGAAATTATCCAGCGTGGTTGCCGTCCATTGCCGTTTCAGCGCCAGCGAATTCAGCAACGCCAATTGCTCTTCACTGACGATTTGCGGCACGCCTGCCTGTTGATGGTGATGCTGCCGAGTGCGGCGCGGGCGGCTGTCACGTTGAAAGGCTTTGCCGCCCAAACCGATGATGACTTTGTTGGCGTCGGCAAAACTCAGTTCCTTGATCGAAACCTTGCCGGTTTCAGCTTCGACCAACAGGTGCAACGCTTCGTCATTCAACCCTCTGGTTTTGGCCAGGCCGAAAATTGCCGCGCGCTGTTTGCCGATCATTTTGCGAGTGCGAGTTTTTGTAGTTGGGAATTCAACAACAGGCATTTGGTGTGTGACCTCCTGATTTAGCCGATGCCAAATTGGCAGTTGATAAGAACGGGATTCCAGAACCGGTACGGAATGCGTTGGCCGACTTTGCGCGCGTCGTCGTCAGTCTGAAATTTCAGGCATTCGACAAAGCCCTTCAATTCAACCAGCCGCATCGGAACCAACAGAGTCAGGCGAATGGTCTTAGTCATCGGTTTGCTCCGTCAGGTAATCAGCCCACAGTGAATCCGTGCTGAAATCCTGCGCCCGTTGAATGATGTCTGCGGCTTGCTGTTCGGCGCGCCGTTTGGTGGTTTCGCCGCCAGCGCCTTTTTGCAGGTAAGAGATAAATTGATCTTCGTTTTCTTCCAGAAAGCCGACGATCTGTTGCAGGTCTGAAGCCGTCATTTGTTTCTCCAATCAAAAAAGCTTTGAGCCAGCCGGTTTCGTTGTATTCCAGCGCGTGCCACATCGTGCGTCCGATGTGACCTGGCGGCTGGCTCAAAGCGGCAACTCTGCCGTGGCGACGGCAATGGCAAGGTGAGAACGTCCCGTCTGTCTTGAGAAAATAACGTTGTCATATTCCATTGCATCGGTGCTGCCCTCCGTCAGAGTGTTCACGCGCTGACCGGTCAGTTTTGCCGACTCCCCAGGCCAACGCGATAACGGCGGGTCTGCTCAGCAGACAGACGCGCCGTCAAATCGTTCAACGACCACGAAGCTGATTCATCAAATTCAGCGAATGCCGACCGGGCAAACTGACGCGCCGTTTCAGCAGCAGATCAACAAATGCCTCTTCGTGTTCTTCAATGAAATCGGCGATTTGTTCCGCATCATCCTTGTCGAGTTCGATTACTTCCGTGCGTGTGCCGGTGCGAAACAACAAGGATTGCACTTCGGTCACTAAATCGCGGTTGAAATTGGCTGTGTCGAAATCGCCTTTGGCGGTTGCGCTGTCGGCGGCGTCACAGGCTTCAGCAATTCGGTTTTCGATGGCATTTTGTAGTGCGGTCATACGGCCTCCGGCATCGCGGCGAATTCGCTGAACTCCATCATCGCGTAGCTGATTTGCAGCGTGTGGTCATAGACCGGCTGGATGTTGCGGGATTGCAGGTTGTCGGCGATCCATTGGCGACCGCGTTCATACATTTCGCGCAAATCCCGGATCGCGCCGTCGTAATCGAAAAGGCCATCGCCTTCAAAATGCTCTGGTGTGTACATGCTGAAACCTCCTATCTGCCGATACGGCAGCGGCTGCAAACCATTCCCGGACGGGAAACCTTGCGCCCACAGCCGCGAATGCAGCGATACATTGCCTTGAATGAAGTGGTGATGAATTGCATCGGTGAACCGTTATCTGCCGAGTTGGTAATCAACTTTTTGCTTCAGGCGATTCAGGTCGCCTTCGTTCATCGGTTGCGTGCCGCATAACCAGATCGCGCCCGCGATCAGCAAACACGCGAAGAGAATCAATCTGAGTGTTTTCACAAAGCCTCGCTTGGGGGTCGGCGTGGTTGTTTGCGTTTTCCAGGGCGCGACGTGCGCCAGGAGTATTTGATTTGAATGCCGGGACTGAACCGGACGCCGTAGGTAGCGATCAGCTTTTTCCGCACGCGCAGATTCAGGCGGTGATAATTGATCGTCGCCGAAACCAGTGTGCGCGGTTCGCGGATGCGCTTCGCCACAGCCTCAATCGAGCCTTCGCGTTCAATCAGCAAGCCCCGGATTTTGTTTTTGTTCATCGGTCTAATCCCCGAAAGTTTTGATTGGCTTTCGCCGCTCTCTTTGCTATCGTGTGCAACGGTTGTTGCAACGAACGCGGCGATTATAACGATTGTTTTACTTAGGTCAATAGGAATGAAACGAAAGTTTTATTAAATATGAGTTTTTCTCACCGTTTGATGGAAGCTTGCCAAGCGAAGACTGTAGCGGACGTAGCTCGCAAGCTTCAGGTGCCCCATCCAACGGCAAGAAACTATGTGCAGGAAGGGCGTTTACCCTCGGCTGAGATTCTTATCAGGATCGCAGACGAAACGAACGTTTCACTTGACTGGCTATTGCTTGGAATTGGCGCAAAGCAAAAGACCAAATCTAACTGGTCGGCAGTTGATCTATTTGACACGGCTGATCGGAAAATCGTGCAAGATATAGCGGATGCCGGAGGAATCAGTTTCGAGGAAGCTGTCGTGCATTTGGTAAGAGAGGCATTGGCGCATAAAGGGTTTGGTCAGATGCCCGGTTGGATACCGGTTCCCGTGTTCAATATGATTGACGAAGATATAGATGCACGCATCTTTTCGCATTTGGAAAAACTGCCAGAACCCACACGACAGGCAGAGACACAGAGATTGATTGGCGCGCTGGTGACAAAAGCCGCTGCCACAGCGCCCTAAACACTTCAGTCGGCCCCCCCTGGCAACCTGAGCTTCGTGCCGTGCCGCCACCCCCCACGGCGCGAAGTTTGAAAATCAATTCACTCGGCAAGCCCCGATCACAAAAACTGTTCGATCATTGACGTTGCCCTTATGAGTACTGTTGTTCCCCAGGCTTTGTTGAAGCCTCAACTGATACGTGTGCCCGTCTTTGCTCAAATCGCAGCGGGTTATCCATTCAATTCATTCGATGAAAGCTTGTGCATTGGTTGGCGGTGGATACCGCCGCCACGCAATTACCGTCGCGGCCATCGGCTGTGCGCGGTTCGAGTGTTTGGCGATTCGTTGCGTGAATCCGCCATCCTGACCGGTGATTACGCCATTTGTCGTTTAAGCACAGAACTTGATTTCAATGGTCAATTGGCCGCCGTTTTGATCGCCAACGAAGGATTGACGTTGAAGTATGCCCACTGCGAACGCAACGGCGTCTTGCGGCTTCGCGCAGCCAATCCACGATTCAAAGAAAGATACTTTCAACCCGGCGAAGCCTTTGTTCAGGCTGTCGTCATGACAATAGAGAGGGATTTATGAATCGCTTCAAAATCGTAATTTGTTTTTTGCTTTTAGTGGTTTTGGCTTGGGAATTAAGCGCGCAAAATCAGCCCTCCAAACCCGTCGCAAGAACCGTTTTTGCGACATCCATATTTGATAATTCTTGGGAAAGATTGCCGCCTGGTTATAATGGTCATTCGGTCATTGATCTTTGGCCAATGTTGCTGAGCAGGCGGAGTAAGCTCATCAAGCAAGAATATGAAACAAGTGAGGCTTGGGCAAAAAGAATTGAAAAGTTACAGGCCGAACCTTTTCACGGTTCTCTGACAGTGTTTAGTTTGTTGGCTTTTTCGGCTCAGGATGTCGAGACAGAATATGATGCCGACCAAAAGACACTCAGCGTCAAGGCAAATAAAGAAACCCTTAGTTTCGATTTGGTAAACAACAAAGGGCTTTCAGATTACGAAGCGATAACTTGGTGGTTTAAGTCAGAGAACAAAGGCTCGTTTATTGGTTCAAATTCCTTTGGTGTAAAGCGCAAAGTTCGTTCGGAAAAAGAGGAAGGCTATTACGTGTTGTTCAAAGCGGGAGAGATTGGCGAGGCCAATCTTTTGACGCTGCAAGATGTCAGTGTGCAACAGGCCAAATTGCTTCGCCCAAAGTTGAGAGTTTTGGTCGTTGGCAAATTGCAGTATCCATACGTTGGCGCTGAAAGTTTCAAGAAAAAGGCAACGATTGACACGCCGGTTCAAACAGACTCGCTATATTATTACCTTTACTTCAAACCAGAAGCTTTTTGGTTTTATAACTACGAAACAGGTGAGGTGTACTATCGCGCTGATTTGCAACCCAAAGAACAAGCAAAGAAATGAACCGAATGCATAAACGCCTCTGGCATCCGCGCATTCCGCCCTGGCAAATTCGGGTTTTGGTGTTTGGGGTTTTGCTGATCTTACAACTCTGCGGAAAGCTGAAATGAAAAAGGCCGGATTGCTCCGGCCTGTTGTTTATGAGTTCCGCGAAACGGTCACGCCGCCTCCGCCAGTTGAGCGCCATCCAGCCGGTGTAAAAATCGTTTGAACGAATCCTGATAAACCAGCCAGCCCAGCCCTTCGACTTTGACGCCTTCCAGTTGGCCTTCGTCCAGCCAGTTAATCAGAGTTTGCCGCGACGGGCATTCGCCCATTGCTTGAGTTTTGGTCAGGTAATCTTCGACCTGGCAGAGCCGAAGCTTTGGTTTTGGTGTGAAATCGGTAAAGAGTGTTTGCTGTGCAGCAGCCATTGAAACCTCCATCAATGGTTCGGGTTGTCATCGTCGGCGGGAATTATAAACCGCGCGTCAATATCTTCAAGCCTATCTCTGTTATTCCTGTCAATTACTTCGTGCGTTTCGTCCAACTCAGCCCTACGGATTTCGGCCAGTGCGAGTACCTTCCGCGCACGGGTGAACCTCCTGAAAACGCGGCGCTGGTTTTGGTGTGTGTGACCTCGCCGCGTCTTTTTCAAAGTTCACGCGGGAGGCAATCACAAAATGGCAAAGCCCAACAAACGGAAAATCAGTGAAGCCCTGACGGAATGGGCAGACCTGCAACGCAAACTGAAGCTGAATGCGGAATGGCGCGACGGATTGATTGCGCCCCTGAAGGCCGAATTCGACAAACAAGTCGCGCCCTACATTCAAGCGGCTGACACTCAGGCAAAACCATTGCTGGCGCGTAGCGCCGAATTGCAAAAAGAAATCGAGAAAGCCTTGCTGGAAGGCGTCGGCGAAGACGGCATTGCTCTGTTGCCGCAAGTCGCCATTGATGGCGCGCTGGCCGAAGTGACCAGCAGTGTGACGCGAACCATCCATCCGAAAGACTTTCTGGAAGCCGTGCCCGAAGGCAGCCGCGATAACAAGTTTTTTGAATGCGTGTCGGTGTTGATTACCAAAGTGGACAAACACTTTGGCACGCAATTCGAGCGATTGATTGAAAAAGTAGCGAAGCCGCGCGTGACCATTCGCCTGACTGAAGCGGAACCGCCAGCAGTCGAAACGCCAGCGACGAAAGCGAAAAAAGCGGCAGTCTGACAGTTTGGCCGTCGTCGTTATTTGCCAAATCGAGACGGGGGCAATCTGTGGGGATGGAAAGCACTCGGAGATTTGGGGGAGCAAAACGGAAGTGAGGCAGTTGGGCGCAACGATGAGCTAGCTTCGCAGGCACGCGTCTGCACGACGGCCAAAGTTATTCAACGCCCGTATGGGCAATTGAAGGCGGTTGTAAAGCGCAGCCAGGGGATGTGACGAAGCGCAAGGTAACTCAACCCGTCACTCCCACATTGGTTATGAGCAAACCGGTTTTCATCAGCGCGGGACACGACGACACAACGCCGGGGTGCGTGGCGAACGGTCACAAGGAAGCCGACCTGACGGAGTATTTGCGCGACCGCGTTGCCGCCAATTTGCGCGGGATGAATGTGCGCGTCGTCACCGATGGGCGCGAAGGGCAAAACCTGCCACTGCGCGATGCGCTGGCCATCGCCAAAGAAAACAAAGGGCCATCGGTTGAACTTCACTTCAATGCGCCGGGCGCAAAATCCACTGGCGTCGAAGTGCTGGCAAACGCCGAATTGAAACCGCTGGCAATGCAGATCGCCGCCGCGATTTCGACCGTGTTGCAAATCCCTCTGCGCGGCGTGCTGGGTTGGAAATCGCCCAGCAGCGGCCAGCATCACCGGCTGGCGTTTTGCGAAGCGGGCGGACTGGTCGTTGAAGTTTGTTTTATGACGAACAGCGCCGAACTCAACAACTACTTGTACCACGACGAAGATGTTGCCGTGGCAATCGCAAAAGTTCTGGCTCAAGCAGCCAACACGTAAACCCTGCAAAGGAAAACGCTGAGGCGTCGGCGTGGCATCGCAAGATGTTTGCTGGTGAGGGGCTGAGACGCCAGCCCCGCTCAACTTAAACAGGAGAAAAACGCGATGGAACTCTTTCTGAAATTCTTTGGTTCACTAACTCGTTTTGCCTTGGCAGGCGTGGTTGGTTGGCTGGTCAACAAGGGCGTGATTGACGGCAGTCTGGGCGAAGAGCTTTTGCTCGCTGCTGTGATCGGCATCCCGACGCTGATCTGGTCACTTTGGCAGAAATACAAAGACCGCTTGAAATTTGTCACGGCACTGAACCTGCCCGCGCATTCAACCGAAGACGATGTCAAGGCTGTCATCAAACGCGATGGTTCGGTTTCGCTGTTTTCACTGCTTGTCTTGATGTTCATTGTTCTGTCCAGTTTCAGTCTTACGGCGTGCAGTCAGGATCAATTGAAAACGACCGAAGAAGCCATTCGCAAAATCTATATCGGGTTGCAAGGCGCATCGTCTGCCGTCGAAGAAATCTACCAATCCAAAGTCCGCAAGATCGAAGCCGATTTCAGCGCCGAAAAAATTACAGCCGAACAGCGCGACAAGTTTTTGAAAGAGACGGGCGAATGGGCGCTGGCTGCTCAACAGACGCTGCGGCAATCGGGCGTGGCCGTCAAACAATTCAAGGAAGAAGTTCGCAAGCTTCCCGAAATTACCAAAGACAACAAGGTGCAATTGTTCCCGCTGCTGGATCAGTTGGTCGGCAACATTGAAAAGGCGCGCCAGAACGGATTGTTGAATTTGGAGCGTGACCGCATCAGCCAGATTGAAATTTATTACGAAATGGCCAAGTCGGGCGCGTTGACGCTGCAAACCACGATTCAGGCGATCAAGAAACCTGTGCCGACAAAAGACCTGCCTGTGCTGGCGCAATAACGCGAACAGAAACTTTCAACCAAACCGGAGAAACGAAAATGGCTCAAGTGAATGAAGACGTGCTGTTGGCTTTCAAGTTGTACAACCTGGCCGCGCAAACCTTGGTTCGCGCGTTGCAATCGGGCGGCACAACCATCGAGGAAGTGAAAGCTGCTGTGGATGCCGAAGAGGCCAAATTCTTTGACGACATTGACGCTCGCATTGCCAGACTGAAAGGCGGCGAATAACCCTGAATCTTTGCACTGGTGCCAACAGTGGACGATCAAATGCACGACAACGGAACTGGAACTGGAATGGTTTGGCAAAGCTCTTTGATTGGATCGGTGTTGGGAATAATCGCGCCGTACCTGGGACTGTTTCAGGCGCTACCGCCGTGGAAATCCCAGATCATTGTGATGGTGACGACGACGCCCGTGCTCTTGCTGGTGAATCACTTTTTGAAACGCTGGCTGAATAAACACTGGCCGGATCGTCACCGACGCAAAGGCGACACAGCCGAATAATGGTCAAACGGAAAGCAAAGAAGAGCCAGGCCAAACCGCCCAAGGGTACGCCGGGCAAGGTTGATCGGTACGATCAAAAGACGATCAACCGCACCTTTCAACTTTACCTGTTGAACAACGGCAGGAATCACGAACGGATTGCGGCGGAAATGCGCCGCGATTATCCGTGGTTCAAGGCAGACCGCATTCAGGCGTGGGAACGGAAATACCAGTGGCAAGCCGCGCTGAAGGTCAAGATCGAAAGCGACAAGCGGGCCGCTTTGACCAGCGCGGACGAACTGGTTGATGAAATCGAATCCGTTCGCAAGAAGCTCTATGAACTGATCCGGGCAGACGGCAGCAATGACAAGGAACTGACCCAGCAGCACATCCATTACTGCCGTTTGTCGGTGGACGCGCTGAGCAAGGTCAAAGAAGCCCGCGACACGTTGGGCGCGTGGCTGGTGTTTTGGGAAAAGTTGTTGGAATGGCTGCCCGATTATTCGACACACGCGCTGGATGCGCTGTTACAGGTTTCAAGCGCGGTGATTGACCGCGCGGCGAAAGAATATGGCACTGGCGAAGGCGAAGAGCCGTCAGAAGACGACGACTAAACGAGAGGCGATTGAGCGCGCCAAAACTGCGGCGACAAACGCCCGCCTGAAACTGAACGGTGCCGACGACAGGCAACCAATTGATTTTATGACAGCGCCGCTCAGTTGGTGGCGCGAACGCTGGAAAGACCCTGACATCCGGCGTCTGTTCATTGAAAGCTTTATTCACATCCGCAACAAGTTCGATGAAAACAAACTTGTGCTGCTGAAGTTCAACGATGTGCAGATTGCATTGCACAAAGCGCGCGGCAAAAAAAACGTGGTGTTGAAAGCGAGAAAGCAAGGGCTGTCTCGGTACTTTCTGGCCAGTGAATTTGCCGATGCCGTGGTGATGCCCGGACAGCGAATCCGCATCGTGCCGCACGATCCAGAAACCGAAGAGGAATTTTGGAGCGATTTGCAAACGATGTATGAAATGCTGCCCGACCATTTGCAGCCGTTCACCAAATACTTCAGCAAAGAGTTGATCCACTTTCACGATCCGCGCAAAGGCGTGGTGGATTCGCGCTTCAAAACTTCGACCGTCCAACCCGGACGCGAAGCCAAAGGGCGCGGCCAGGCCATCACCCGGTTGCACGTGACCGAAATGCCGTTTTGGTCTGGCGATCAACGCAAAGCCGCACAAGCCTTGTTTGAAGCCGCAGCCGAAGGCGAAATCAATGTCGAAAGCACAGCGCAGGGAATGGAGAGTTTTGAAGCTCTTTACCAGCGCGGCAAAAAACGTGAAGGCGGTTGGCGGGCATTCTTTTTTCCGTGGTGGTGGTTGAAAGAGTACGTCGAACCCGGCGCGCAATTTTTTGTGCGCGGCAAAGATGTGCTGCTGGCCAAAAGCCGCGAAGAGATTCCGAATCCGCGCAAAGCGGCCAACGAATCCGAACGCGCCGCGATGCAGCAACGCTATGACGCGCTGAAACTGACGCGCCGCGAACGCGCCATCTGCATTTTGATCTTTAGGCATTTGCGCCGAATGGGCACGGTTTCCGGTTTTGATTGGAAGCTTGACGAAGTTGCAGAACGCATCGCCTGGCGTCGGTTGAAAATTGAAGAGATGGAAGGCGGTGAGCGGGACTTTCTGGTCGAGTATCCAGAAAACGACCGCGAATGCTTTACGCAATCCGGGCGTCTGGTGGTTGGCAGCGAACACTTGCGAATCACGTGTTCACCGGGCGAAGCGATCATCGGCCACGAATACATGATCGGCGTGGATGGTTCGACCGGAAAGGAAAAAGGCGACCCGTCGTCAATCCAGATTATTGACGTGTGGAGCGGGCGGCAAGTTCACAGCGAATGGTTGAAACGTTCGCCGGATGCCGTGGCCGAGCGAGTTGCCGAACTTTGCGATCTTTACAACGGCGCGCAGATCGTGCCCGAACGAAACAGCATCGGCGTGGCGCTGATTCAACGGTTGGTTGAAATCGGATACGGCGAACGCATTTTTCGCCATCCGACAGCGGCAATGCTCAGGGATTTGGAATCCGGGAAAAAGACCTGGGATGAAGTCAATGAGCAGGCCGATTACGGATTTTACACCGACAAGTTCAACAAGCCGCTGATGGGGCGAAAGCTGGAAGAGGGAATTCGCAAAGGCGAGCTTGGGTTGTCGAGTGAGCAATGGATTGACGAAGCGCGGCATGTAGTTTGGCACGACAACGGTTCTTTCGCCGCGCAGGGCGGTTATCACGACGACGGGTTTATGGCGTTGGCAATTGTCTGGTTGGTTCGCACGATGCTTTACGGTCAGTTCGGCGGATTCATCGGGATCGAACCCGAAAGTGGCGTGCTGGGTTGAACGTCGGATTTTGCGTTTACAGCCCCCTGGCTGGTTTGGTGGGTGTAATGCCTGCGGGGTGAGGGAGTGACCGCGTTTCGGAACGCTTTGGAACGCCTTTAATCGGGTTTGTAGCAGTCGGCGGGAGTCGAAAAAGTAGATGACAGTCTGGCAAGAAGCAAAAAACTGGGTTTTGGCCTCCCTGAGACGGTATCAGGGACTGGAATTGCCGGACGCAGGGCGAAGCTCAGTCGAGGATGTGCCGACGCTGGGCAACCGGGTTGGCAAAGCTCTTTCTCAATTTGGCGGCTTGCAGCCGGAAATCAGTTTTGAATGCCTGGCATTGCTGAAACAGTTGATGGTTTACAACCCGCTGATGTCGCAGTTCGTGTTGAACATCACGAATCTGGGAAATACCGGCCATCAAGTGGTGATTGAATCCGGGAATTCCAGCCAGGCCGAAACCGCGCTGAAACGGATCAACGAAACCGCTGGCCGATTGTGGCCACACGGCGCAGGCGTAGACGGACTTATCAACCAATACTTCACCGACATTGCGTGGAGCGGCGCGCTCAGTTCCGAAGATGAAGTGAACTTCGGCGCGCGACGGGTTGAAAAGGTTGTGTTGGTTCCGGTTGAACAAATTCGGTTTGATTGGGATGGCCAAAACTACTTGCCCTTTCAACTGCCCAAACATTCGCTGGCGCTGAATCGCGGCTCGGTCGGGATGATTCCGCTGAACACTGAAACTTATCGGTATTACGCGCTTTCGACTGTCGGCAATTCGCCTTACGCCAAACCGCCCGCAACCGCAGCGATTGAAGATTTGTCCGGGCCGTACGCAGACGGCAAAGCCAATCTGAAAGCGATTCTGAAAAAATACGGCTTGCTGGGCTTTGCCGCGATGCAAGTCACCGCTCCGCCGCGCAAGCCGAACGAACTTGAAGACGAATACCAGAAACGCGCGAAAAGCTACCTGGGCAAAATGCGCGACGCCGTTTCGGGAATCTGGCAACAAGGGCTGTTGCTGATGTTCCGCGACCAGAAGATTGATTTTCACAGCGTGGCGATGAACGCGACCGGCGTCAAAGACATTTTTGAAATGATCGAAGCCCAAGTCTTCAACGGTTTCGGAATGCAGCCTTCACTTTTTGGGCGCGTGCATTCAACCACCGAAACCTTTGCCGACGTGGTCTGGTCACAGCTTGACGCGCAGGTCACAAACATTCGCCGACTGCCAAAACGCCGAATGGAGCGGACGTATCAACTGGATTTGTTATTGGCGGGTGTGCCGTTCAATTCGATTGCCGTGCGGTTCAACAAAACACCGAGCCGCAATTCGCTGAAAGAGGCACAGGCCGAAAAAAGCAGAGTCAGGATTGCGATTGACAAGGCGAAGACTGGAATCATCAGCCCGGATCAAGCGGCACAGGAGCTTGGGTATGACTCGGCGTTTGACCCTGAACTGTTGTCAACCCAACCAGAAGTTGCCGCCAGCTTTGCGTCTTTAAGGGCAGGCGCGGAATTTTCGGCAACGTTCCAGTTCGACCGGAGCGCCGGACGGTATCGGTTTCAGGCTCCGACAATCGAACTGTCGCCCAGCGGGGTTGGCGCTTCGGTTGGGCTGGCAAAAAAAAAAGAGCAGTTGACGGAAGAAGAGATTGACGCGGTTTTGAATGAATGGATCGGGCGTTACCTGGCTGTGGTTGAACCGATAGCCGAAACGACTTTGAAAATTGCGCTGGAAACAATCGGCAGTTGGCTTGCAGGAATTCGGCTTTCGGATTTCAACAGCGCCGAAGAGTTTGCGGAACAGTTCTTTGAGCAATTGCAGACTGTCTTTACCGGTGAATGGGAATCCGGGCGGGCTTCGCGGGAGATCAAAAAAGCGACCGAACAGATTTACCGCTATTACCGAACCAAAGACGACGCGGTTGTCTTTGGCGGAGAAAGCCCAGGCATTCGCGTGAAGTTCGGCGCGCCAGACACGCGGACGCTGAAGTTTTTTCTGGAAACGGATCGCTGGTATTTCAGCAAGTACCTGAACAACAGCGAGCCGAGCCTAAAGAAGTTCATTGCCGAAGAGTACGTGGCCAAAGGCGGCAGGCGGACGTTCGACATGACGCCAGAGCAAATTGCTGACATCCGCGATGCGCTTGGCGAGCGATTGAAAAACGTCAACGACATCGGCGTGCAGCGGATCGTCAACGGCTCTGTGACCAGGGCGCGCAATTGGGCGCACATCCGCCGACTGAACGAAGGCGCAATCAAGCTGGCCAAGATCGTGGCCGTGTTGGACGAACGCACCAGTGAGATTTGCAAGTTTCTTGACGGCAAGTTTCTTCGCGTCGGCGTGGCCAACGATGCCGTTGACCGGCTGAGCGGATTGGAACCCGGCGAATTTGCCAAAGAGATGTACGAATCGCCGATTGCCAAAGCACTGGCGACGGCAAACCAGAACGCCGACGAAGTAGCCAAGGTTTTTGACGGTCTGATTGATGCCAACGATGTGCTGGACGATTCGTTGATGGCGGCGGGCCGTGGATTCCCGCCTTATCACTTGAACTGTAGGACGCGAGTCGAGGGAGTAATTGAAACGTGAGAAAAGAAATCACAAAAAGCTTTTGGGTTGATCCTGAAAAACGAACCGGCGAAATCCGGTATAGCGCGCCAATTCAGGTGTTGGACAAACCCGCGACCGTGAAGATGAAACCGCAGAGCGCGGAAGCCAGCCAGTTCCGCAATAGCTGGTATGACGGCGCGCCTGCCGCAACCGAAGAAATCTCGACATTGCCAGCCAGCGAGATTTTGCCGCGTGAAGAGGATTTGTATTTCCTGACGATGCGCGCCATCAGCCAGAAAGTCATTGAAGGATATTGGATTGATTACAGCCGTCCGGGCGTCTTGGAAGCTTCGGTTCCGCTGCTGAACCAACAACGCATCTGTGTGGATCATTGCTGGTGGAAAGCCGAAAGCGCGATTGGCGCAGTTACCAGCAGCATGTGGGATGCCCAGGGGCAGAACAGCAACGGCGTGCCGGGCATCAACATTCGCTTTTTTGTGGATAGCAAGATCGCGCCGGGCATTGTGCGACGTTTGGCCTATCCGGTTCCGGCAATCCATAGCGGTTCGGTCACAGTCGGCTTTGCCTGGGAACCGTCCCATCCGCGATTGCTGGAAGAAGACAAGTTTTGGTGGATGTTGGGTGAAGAGGTCGAAGGTTCAATTGTCCGGCTGGTCGTTACCGAAATTTTCTTTTATCGGGAATTCTCGCTGGTTTACGAAGGCGCGGATTCCGACGCGAAACGGTTGCCGGATGAAGACGGCGAACCTGAAGAACTGAAGCGGAAGAAAGATGACATGTATTCCGCTCCAATCACGCCGCCGACAGGCGCGCAACCAAACGAGGAGACAACTGTGAAACTGACCGCAGAACTGAAAAAGATTTTAGGGCTGGAATCGCACACGGCTGAGGATGTGCCCGAAGCCGCAGTGTTGGCAGCCGTGCAGAGCTTCGCGCCGCAGATTGCCGCCGCTCAAGCCATCATCAGCGCCGAACGCGCTGAAGTGCTGCGCCTGGCCACATTGGCCGAAGGCTCAGACGGCAAACTGAATGAAGTGATTGCAGGGCTGATTTCAAACGCCACGCCCGAACAATTGCCGGGATTGAAAGCGATGTACGCCGACAAAGCCGCGCTGAAATTCCCGCCGAATGGCCGTAGCTCTGTCGAAGAGCCGACGCGGCAAACGACCACGCAACAGGCAGCCAAGCCGGTTGAAACGATGCGTTACCTGTAAAGGAACGCGAGAAACCATCAAGCAGGAGAAAGCAAAATGGCAAACAAAATCAAAGCAGCAGATCAACACGGCGTGGCCTGGCCGATGACGTTCGCGGCGACCACGCTGCTGAAAGGCGACATCGTCAAGGTGACAGCCAATGAAACCGTGGACGAAGCGGCGGCGGGCGATGTGCCGCGCGGCGTCGTTGTGACACCGGTTACAGATACCGCGAACAAAGGCACCGTCATGCTGAAAGGACGTGAGGTTATTGAAATCCTGTTCAACGGCAACATCGCGGCAAATGCCGAAGTGAAGATGTCTTCGTTGTCCGGCAACGAACAGCGCGTTGCGGCCTGGGTTCAGGGAACCGATAACGAAAATCTGAAAGTCGGATGGGTTTTGAAAGGCGCAAACGGCGCGCTTGGTTTGGTTGTGCTGTATTAAGCGCGGCCATCAACGATCAACAACAACCAAACAGGGAGAAAGAGAATGAAAGGATCACTTTCGGAATGGTTTCAGAAGCTGCACGGCATTCGGACGCACAGCAAGAAGCCGCGCGATTTGAGCTTCCGCGAATTTCTGGCGGAACAGCAAAAAGAAGCGACCGATCAGCAACCGTTGACGCCGGAACGTGTGTTTGCCGAATTGGGGTTCGATTGGGCGACTTGCGCGTTTAACGATCTGGTCAACGATCCTGACGGGTTCTTTTTGGCGGCGGAGCTTGTGCGCGAAGCGATTGATCGTGGAATGCACGGTCGAACCATCCGGCAACAAGCGCGCCGCGAAGACATGCTGAAAGCCGTCTTCAGCCAGGCAGCGATTACAACCGACCCCAGCGCGCGGTATCTGACGCCGGAATTCTTTGCGCCCGTGCTGATGCGCGGCGTTGTGCAAGGTCAATACTGGGATCAACTGATTTCCGCAGACCTCAGCGTGCCTCAGCCGAAAGTGACGATGCCGCTGATGTCCTTGTCGGATGCCGGGCTGGAAGAACGGACGGAAGCCGCAACGACCAGGGAAGGCACGGTCACTTACGGCAGCAAGGATGTCACGATCAAGGAACGCAGCAAGGCGATTTACTTCAGCGATGAATCGGTGATGTTCAATCGCATTGATCTGGTCAGCGTCTTCTTTGAAGACCTGGGTCGCATTCTGGCCAGCAGCCTCAACGGTGAAGCCGTGCGCGTGTTGCGCGACGGCGACCAGGCCAACGGTTCCGAAGCCGCGCTGGTCATTGGCGTCAGTTCGGCCAATACCTTCGATTACACGGACATCGTCCGCGTGATGATTCGGATGGGAATGATCGGGCGTCCGGTTAGCCAGGTGGTTGCGGGCGAAGATATGGCCAACGCCTGGGAAAACCTCAGCGAAGTCAAAAACAACCAGAACAACGGCAACAAGCTGTTGCCGACGAATACCTTCGGCGTGATACGTCCGCAGAATTGGGACTTGTTCCCGGCCTTCAACGTTCCCGCGAACAAGGTGATCTTCAGCGATCCGAACAGCGCGATGGTCGCACTGACCGCCAAGCCGTTGACGCTGGAACAAGATCGCATCGTTGCGCGCAAGCTCAACGGCACGTTCGCCAGCATCTGGAAAGGCTTTGCCATCCAGCAAACAACTGGTCGCGTGATCGTGGACAAATCCATTGCCTTCAGCGGCAACGGATGGAGCGCGGCATTCAACGGCAATCAGGAACTGTGGTAATCGCCACAAACTGAATCGGGCGGCGGTTCATTCCGCCGCCTCTGTTCTCAAACAAGGAGGCAACAATGGCAGAGCTCATCGAAGGAACTTACAAGCTGCAATTCCAACACGGCAGCTTTCACGATTTTGAAACCGGCCTGACGATCAATCGCGCCGATGAAGTTGAAATCACCGAACCGATTGGACGCGCCACGCAAACGGCGATTGCCAGTGGACGTTTGCTGTTTGTTCACGCGAAGCCTGTGAAGAAAGTCGAGGCCAAGAAAAATGGCGACGATTCCAACAAGTAAAGTCGAAAGCAGCAACATCGCGGCCATCGGGTACGACGCCGAAAGCGCCACGCTGCAAGTAGATTTCAAAACCGGCAAACGATACCAGTACCAGAACGTGCCGCCTGAAACCTTCGCGGAATTCCAAGCGGCGGATTCTGTTGGCAAATACTTTGCGGCCTCCATCAAGAACGAATTCTTGAGCGTGCCGCTGGCCGAAGACGAATAACGACATGCCTGACACGCTGATTACAGAATCGGAGCTCCGCGCACAGTTCGACATCCATACGGATGTGCGAACGGAGCGGGTGACGTTTGCCATCGGCGCGGCAGGCAGACGGTTGAAAACGCTGGTCGGCGCGACGGCTTACGCCGATGCGCTGCTGGACGATCAAGCGACGGATGCTGTTCGTCGCGCTGATCTGGATTACGCCGAAGGCTTGTTGGCGATGCACTACTGCCTGTTAGGTCTGAATACTCAAATCAGACCTTCAGGCGTGGTCAAAACTGAAAAGATTGAAGGCGAAACCGTGGTCAGTTATTTGACGCCGACCGAAATTCAGCATCTGGCCGGGCATTACCTGGACATTGCCGAAGAGGTGATTCGGCCTTACGCGCTGTTGTCGGATGTGCCCGACGCGCAAGTCGAATTGGTGGAAACCGAAGATGCCTAACATCGCCGTCAAAATTGATACGCGGGCGCTGGCCGATCTGGGCGACAAGCTGGAGCGGGCGGCACTGGCCGGACTGATCCGCACGCTGGAAGTCGGACGGAGTTACATCAAACAAGAAGCCCCAGTCCGAACCGGCTTGCTGAGCGGCAAGCGAGCAGGCGAAGAGAGCGTTGGAATTGAATACCGGCAAACATCATTTGGCTATGAGGGCGAATTTCTTGTGTTCGCTCAAAGCGAACGTCGCCCCGCTCGCAAAGCGGTGTTGCATCTGCCAAGCGGCACAACTAAGCCTGTTAGTTTGGCTCCGACGCCGGAGTTCAATTACGCCGAAGCCGTGGCGCGCGGTCGCAAGGAAATTCGGCCTCGCAAGGCAAAGGCGTTGTTGATCCCGGTGAACAGCGCGCCGACGAGCGAAAGCTACATCACCGATGGCGCGGAAACATTCATCATTCGGCCACGCGCTGCGGCAGTCAAAGCCAATCCGTATGACCAGCGCGCGGCGAACCGGCTGGAAAAACAGGTGGAACCGATCTTTCAAAAGAGCCTGGCTGATTTTGGATTGTTATGAAAACCACCGAAGAGCGTGTGTACGATTTTATCAAGGCTGCCGTGGATGCCGTCACGTTGATGACACCTACACCAGACAGCGCGCTCTTTGATCTGGAAGTCCACGATCATTTTTTCCGCAAGATCAAAACGGACGCGGGCATTCGCGTAGGCACGGCCAGCGGAGAGCTTTCTCCGTTTGAAGCGGAAACAGGCTGGGGCGAATACAACGTCGAAATTTTACTGGTCATTTATGCGCGCATCGCGGACACGCAAAAAGACGACGACAACCGGAGGCTGGCCTTGCGGCGAGTCAGCGACATTGCCAAAGCCGTCGCCGCGTTGTTCTGGGATAACCCAAGCTGCGATGCCGTGTTTCGAGACACCCGGATTCGCCGCTTTGATCGCGGCTTCGACAGTTTGACCAAATCGGATCATTACGCCGTCGCCAATCTGACGCTTTATGTCAACGAAGTCGGCGGCTCAACAGGAAGGTAAGCAATGAAGATTCAATTTGCAGACGATTGCAAAAGCCCCAAGCTGGACGTGCAGATCGGCGACAAACAGTTTTCGTTCACGAATGGCGGCACACCGTTCAGCGTGACTGAGGAAGTCGGGCGTCATCTGATCGGGTTGGGATATTTTGTGGAATGCCCGGCGGAAACCGAAGCCGTGCCGACTGCTGAATTGCCCAACCCGGCAACGCGCAAAGGCTGAAAATAAACATCAACGTCCGTGTGACCAAACTGAGGTAAACAACAATGCCAGTCGGAATCCAACAACGCATTTATTACATGTCGCGCATCCCGCAAGTGGATTACAGAACCGCGCGCGCCTTCAACACGTCCGCACCTTACAACTTTGAACGGATGCTGTTTGAAGATAAAGACCTGGCCAATTACCAGCCGGAAACCCGCGACAACAAAGGCTTCAGCACGGGCGCGTATTTTCCGACTGAGGTGTATTTGTTCCGGCACAATCTGACCAGTACCAAACGGTTTGACGTGTCCAGTCACGGCATCGGCAAATGGCTGCTGGCGGCAATGGGCGCGGTCGCCACGGCGCAACCGGACGCGGGCGGCAACCCTTTGGTTTATCGCCACACGTATACACCGCTTGATCCTGCGGTCACGTTGCAAGCCCCGGCCTATACCTTCGGCGAAAAGCTGGGCGGCGTGGATGCGTTGTTTCCCAGCGTCTGCGTCAAGAAGCTGCGCATCAGCGGCGACGACGTTGGCCGATTGAAGGGCGAAGTGGATTTGATCGGCAGTGGAAAGCGCACGGAACCATCCGGTGCGATCTTTGCGCCGACGGCAAGTTTCAACATTCCGGCCTTTCCAGCGTTCACCTATTTTTCCGGTTCGCAATTGGCGCTGAGCGTCCGCGATGCGGGCACGCTGGCCAACCCGATTGATTATTGTTCGGGGCTGCGCGTCAACACGTGGTCGGTCGAAATCAATCGCACCTTTGCCGAAGACGCCGGATACCGCCAATGCGCGGGCGATTTTCAGAACAGCGCCGACCCGGACAGCGGCGCAATCCGCAGCGAATTGCTGCAAACCGATTTCGATGTGGTCATTCAGTTTCAAGTCCGCGTCGAAGCCGGCACGGCGGAATACACAGCCCTGCAAACCGCCAAGCAACTGGACTGGAACGCCGTGCTGACCGGCAAACTGATTTCCGGCGCGTACAACCACAAACTGACGTTGAATTCATTGCTGAGCCAATATAGCGCCGTGCAAGTCGGCAACCAGGATGAACTGGCTGTGTTCGACATCACGGTCAGACAGCTTTTCGATTCGGCCACGGGCAACAGCTTCAAGGCCATTCTCGACAATACGACCGCCAGCTACACCAGCTAGCCTTGCTCCTTCACTACCCTTGACAGGCTGCTGGCGGCGACGTTGGCAGCCTCTTTTTTCAGATTCAATCGGAGGCAACGATGGAACCCAAACGTTATGACTCTCAGGCCAATCAGCGCGTGACCCTTGCGATGGTGGTTGGCGGCGAAGTCTACGAACCGCAGTTTGAATTTCGCCCTTTAAGCGATGAACAAGCCGTCAACTTTATTGATTCCGCCGAAGAGGCGGATTCGGCCTCTCTGTTCACGGTCTTGCTGGCTGGCGCGACGGGCTTTGAAGACGACGACGGCGAAGAGTTTGACCTGTTGACGCTGGACAGACTGATTCCCACTGAAGATAAACGCTACGTGGTGGATGGCGCGTTGATGGGCACACGGTTTTTGCCTGCGCCAAAGGCAAGCAAAAAGCTGAACTTGCGCCAGAAACCCGAACACAATGTCTATCGTCTGGCTGTTTATTTTGACGGCGCGGAAATCATCACCGAACACAAAATGAATTATGGCAGCGCCGAACACGACAGGGTCTTTCGCCAACTGGAAGCGCGCCAGTTCCCGGTCAAATTCGGCGACCACGAAATCAAGAGCTACGGTTGGGGACTGGTGCGGTTGTATGACGCGCTGCAATGTTCCGCAACCGGCTACGTCGGGCAGATTCCGGCGCATCACAAGATGGTTATTGCCGCCGCTCATTTGCGCGGCCAACGCCAGATCGTAATGGGAAAGTAACCCTGTGCGCGCCCGCTCTATCCGAGCGGATTGCGCGGATGTTTGACAGCGCCATCGGGGAACGCTGCTTCGGCGAAACAAATTGCCAACGGTTTCAGCTTTCCGAAGAGCCGAAAACCGACGCCTGTGTGACGTGCGAACTGAACGCAACCAAGCCCGTTCAAATCGAAAGGCTGACCACGCCGGATCGGGAAGAAATCGAATGGCTGATTGACGACATCGCCGGGCTGGCCGCGCAACAACGCGCCGGGTTTTCGTTGGCGCTGACTGAACTGACGCTGCTGGATTTCGAGTTGTTGAAACTGTGGCATTCGACCGTTGGGGTGTACGAACGCCAACAACGCGCCGAAAGCACAATGCTGTTGGGCGCGTTTTTGAAAGCGATGGCGCGACGATGAAAAAACTCCTCTTACTGTTACTACTGGCCGTGGCCTTTTGGCTGCTGATTCTGCTGATTCCGACGAACTGACATGGCGACTCGTTTCATTCCAATCACGCTGCAAGTCCTGCTTGGCGATTCCAAAGCCAAGATCAGCGAAGTGCGCGCCGATTTGGGCAACGCGGAAAAACAAGTCAACAGCCTGAAAACCAATCTGGCTTCGGCGGCCAGCGGCTTGCGCGACAAAGTCGGTTCAACCTTCAGCGGATTGCGCGACACGCTGGGCAAAGCGGGCGGCGGCGATTTCCTGAAAAACCTGTTGCCAAGCGCAGGCGCGGCGGCTGGGCAGTTGGGCAGCGTCGAAGCCGGATTGGCGGGAGTTGCGGGCGGCGCTGGATTGGCCGCTGGCGCTGTCGCTGGACTGGCGGTCACGCTGGGCACGGCGACACTGGCGCTGGCCAAACAAGCCGAAGAAATCAAGCTGACTTCTGCCGTGACGGGGCTGAACATTCAGCAGCTTCAGACCTACCAGAACGCGGCCAAAGTCACCGGCAACAGCATCAACGTGCTGACCGATGGCGTGTTGCAATACCGCGAACGCGCAAAAGAAGCGTTGAACGGCAATTTCGAGTTGTCGCGGTCATTCACAAAGCTGGGTGTTGATCTGAAAACCGCCGTCAATAATCCTTCGGCTTCGTTTGATGCGCTGTTGGATCAATTGCAGGCACTGCCGAACGATGTCCAGCGCGTCAATGCCATTCAGCAAATTTTCGGCGAAACCAATCGGGAACTGACCAGCATCATCATCGCCTTGACTGAAAATCAGGGTGAGTTGCGGAAAGAGTTGCAGGCCACAGGCACGGCGATGAATGACCAGGCCGTCAACGACCTGGCCAAACTCAACCGCGAATATGAACTGCTGAAACTGCGCGCGGAGAATTTAGGCAAACGTGCCCTGGTTGATCTGTTTAATTCGTTCCGCGATGTCATTCGCGTCAACAACGAAAATACGTCAGCCTTAAAAGAAGGGCGCATTGTCACAGCTATCTTTGGTCAGACAGTCGGCGAATGGGTTGGCGAGTATTCCAAAGCGCCTTCGCAGATCAATGCGACAACCACCGCGATTCAGCAACAGGCAGGTGCGGTTGCCGATTTGAACGCGGAAATCCGGCAAGTCAATTTCAAGGGCATTCAGGACAGCATCAAAACCCGGCTGGATCAGACGATTCAGGGATTAGCGCAAGCTGGCAAACAACTGAATGCGCAACAGGCAAAAGACCTCATTGCGTTCAATTTTACCGCCGATCCGCAATTTGCCGAAAACGTCACTTTGGAACAACAGCGACGGAAAAACGAAAAGCTGTTGAATGACGCGCTGTTTCCGTCTGAAGAAAAAAAGCCCGCCCGCCGTGTTGGCGGCGGAGGTTCCGGGCGCGCCAAAGAACTGACGGAGCTTCAGCAACTGCAAAAACAGGTCAGCGAAATCAACAAGGATTTGCTTGGGTTCCGCAATGTCACATCGGCGGAATTCAAGCTGCGTCTGGAACTGGAAGACAAGCGGAACCTGAAAAACGAACTGGAAGCGATCATCAAATTGCGCCGTTCGTTGGGCGAACCGGTTGCTGTGGCGTTGCCGCAAAATCTACCTGGCATTGAAGCTGAAAAAGCGCGGCTAACTGAACTGCAAAAGCTGAAGGAACTGACGGCCAAGTTCGATCCATTCACGCCATTGCGCGAAAGCGCGCGCGCCAGCGCCGAAGCCACGGCCCAGCAATTCCAATCGCTGGATAAACTCATCAACGACGCTTTGCCCAAAGTGGAACCGGCGACGATTGCCGCCGCCGTCGCGCAAAACGAACTTTATCAATCGCTGCTCAGAACGAATCCGCAACTGGCCGAATACTATCTGCGCCAGGCTGAGGCGGCGGACGCCACGATTCGCAGCCGAAATGCCGCCGAACAATTCGCTTCGCTGCAAGATCAACTGACCGGGCAATTGTCGCAATTCAACAACTTAAGCGTGGCGCAGGCGACGGCGCTGAAGCTGCAAAGCGATGCGTACAAGGATTTGAATGACGCGCAACGCGATCAATTGCTAGGGCTGGCGCAACAGGTAGATCAACAGAACGCCTTCCGCGCACAGATCGAAGAATCGCAGCGGCGCGTCGAAGACTTTGCCAATCAACTGCGCGGAATCTTCGACCGATTGCTGGACGGCCCGAAAGCGTTTTTTGACAACCTGAAAAGCACGTTGAAGCGCACGCTTTCGCAAATGCTCAGCGATTTGCTGACATCGCAAGTGCTGAAGATTCTGGGCATCGTTCCGGGCGGCGCGGGCGGCGGCGTGGGCGCGGCTGGTTTCGGCGGGCTGACTCCGGCGCTGGCTGGCGCAAACGCTGGCGGCGGCAATCCCGCTGGCCAGATTCTGAACCAGGTGACGGGCGGCGGAAATTCTGTTGGCCAGGTGCTCAATCAGGCGACGGGCGGCGGCTTCGGCAAATTCAATCTGGGCGGTCTGGTCAACAAAGGAATCGGCAGCATCGGCAAACTGTTTGGTTTCGGCGGAGGCGCGACTAAGGCGGCTTCGGGCGCGGTCAGTGCAGCGAAAGCGGCAACCGGCATCGGCACGCAAGCGGCAGGCGCGGCGGGAAGTGCAGCCAGTCAAGGCGGTTTCCTGAGTTCGCTGTTTGGCGGCGGAGGCGCGGCGCTATTCAGTAATCCAGTGACGGCCATCATTGGCGGCGGGTTGTTGGCGCTGCCATTTCTGACAGGTTTATTCGGCGACCGCACGTTCAACAGGTTTCGCAATGAAGTCAAGAAGGCTTACCAAATCGAAGTTGACAAGAAACAGGAAGGGCGTTCGCTGTTTCAATCGGCTGAGGAAATCGGCAAACGCACCTACGGCAAAGCCTACAAAAGCAAAATTCCAGAGCTTATCAAACTGCGTCCGGTCAAAGAGCAGATCGCTCAATACGGGATTGCTACCGGACAGGACAAAGCCTCACTGGTTCGGCAGACCATTCAAAAAGAAAAGGTCAGCGACCCCGACGATCCGCAAAACCAGATCATTCGGCGCGAATTTGGCGGCTCGGTACGACGTGGCGATACGGTTCTGGTTGGCGAGCGACGGCCTGAAATTCTGGTTCCCGGTTCGGATGGATTTGTCTTTCCGTCTATTGCCGATTACGAGCGACGGCTTATTGCCGCGCTGCAAAAACGCGCGGCTGGTGGTTTTTTCGGCGGTGCGTTTGGGCGATTGGCAAGTCAAATCGAAGCGGCTGCGAGTTCACGCGCTGCTGGCGGTGCATCGGGTGTGGCCAGCGGCGGAGCGGACAATCTGACGTTGGGCGTGTTGGCCGAACTGACCGAAGTGTTGAGCGGGCTAAAAGCCGTGCGTCCGGGCGAATTGGTTTCGCTGGGCTTGAAAGAATCACCCGGCGCGGCCAGCAAAGCGTTGACGACGGAATTGCGCGCCGCAACGCCCGACGCGCGCGAAATCGTGCGCCGTAGCAAAGGGTACAAGTAATGCCGACGCAGGAATTGTTACTGACAGGCGGGTTTGGCATCGAAGTCGCCATTGAATTTGGCGAAGTCGAACGCAACTACGGCAAGAGTTATTCGACCGTGCTGCGAACCGGGCACACAGACGGCGACCTGTCTTTCAAACTGACTTACGACATCCTGGCCAATTCGGGAGGGCAGGCGATCACAGACCCCGAAGACAGCATTGCTAAAGCGCCCGCGCGGTATGTGTGGGAATTTTTTGTCCGGCGAAAACAGGATGGCGCGGCCTTCAACGTAAAAGACCCGCGCACGGGCAATCTGGTTCTGGTGAAATTTGCAGAGAAAAAGCTGAGTTACACGCTGTTTGCTGTCCGGTTGTTTTCATCGGGCATCACGCTGAAACAGTTTCGGAACCTGACGTAAAGAAATGCCGAATCGCACGCAACTGAACATTTTGAGTTCCGGGCAGGAAACGGCCATTCGCGCCGCGCTGGGCAATCTGCCCGTCGCGGAAATCGTGCGCGTGTATTGGCCTGATCCTGACGGCACGATCAATTATGCGTGGCGTCCGCTGTTGAATGATCCCGTGTTTGCCGCTGGGGTAACGACCTGGCTGGCCGGGCGTCCGTTGATTCCGGCGTTCAGTTCCGAAGGCGAAGTCGAACATCATGTCTTGCCGCGCACTAACGCCTTCGGCGATGACACCGTCACCTTCCGCTTCGGCAACGAAGATCAAACCATCGAAACGTTGCTGTACAAATATCGGCTGGGCGTGAAGGTCGAAGTGTTCAAATACATTCCGGCCATCAGCACAGCCATCAGCGTATGGGTTGGCACGTTGCGTTCGCCTGACGAAGCCGACGAAGATTTCATCACCGTGACCGCCGATGCCGGATTCAACAGCCCCGACATCGTTGTCCCCAACTGGACGCACGACACCGGATGCCCGTTTTATTTTGCCCCAACGCTGGCCGCTGCTCAGCGCGCCGGGCATCCGTGCGATTACGACAAGGATTTAGGCGGTTCACGCGGATTGAATGACCCGGCGACGGGGCTGCCTTACACCGATTGCGATTTCACGCGCGATGGATGTTTTGCCCGGATGGGCGATCTGGAAAGTTACGGCGGCGATGAAACCGTGCGCGAGGCCACACAGATCGGCGCTGGTCAACACACAACAACCAGCACGGTCGAAGGCAACGAAGGCCGCTTGAAAAATCCGGTCTGGGTTGCGCTGGGCAAATTTCGCGTCAAAGGATGTCTGCCGCTGGCCAGCGCTGACGAAGTCAACCCTAGCCCGAAAAACAAAGACTTCGGCACCAAACGCACCCTGATCGAAATCAGCGCGGGGCCGGTGAAATCCATCAGCAACCCGATCATCAACGGCGATGTGCCGCAAGGCCAAGACATTCGACGCGGCACACAACGCCAAACCAAAACCGTGTTTTCGCCGAACGTGTTGAATTACAACCGGCGCGCGGTCGCTAACCTAAACATCAACCCGGTCAACCCGAAGACGGTCAAAACCAGTCAGCTTGGGGCGGAATTCGACGTGGAAGGCCAGGAACTGGTTCGCATCTATTCCAACCCGACGACGTTTACCGAAGGGTATACCAATCTGCGCGCGTGGCTGTTTTTGATGATGCTGGCCAATGATTGGTGGGGCTATGCGCTCGATCCGGCGCGGTTGAATATTGACGATTTTATTTTGCTGGCGGGAACCGGCTCGAAATTCAATGGCGTGCTGCAAGGGGCGACGATCCAAACGGTAGTTGCTGATTTCTGTCAACCGGCTGGCTGGTTCACGTTCTGGTACAACGGCAAATTGCGCGTGTTGCCGCTGGAAAAAATCACGCTGGCCGATGCCGACGTGCCCACGTTCACCGATGGCACAATCCAAACAGGCATCACGGCGACTCTGCCTGCGCGTAACATTTTGGTGGATGAACAGGGCAAATCGCGCATCAAGGTGCGTTACCTGGGCGGAAAGCGGTTGCCCAAAGCTGCGCGCGTGTTGTGGTATGACGAACAGAATGATTACGTGGAGCGCGTGACAACGTTCCGCGACCGCAAAGTCGAACTGGACGCGGGCAAAACCTACAAAGACAACTCCAAAGACAAAAGCGGCCAAACCTATTCGGCGACCGGATTGACAGCGGCGACGGAGGTGCTGTCGTTTGGCGCACTGGTGCGCGATCTGGGCATCAATGCCGAAGGCGGATTGTTAAACGATTGCGAAATCGAAATGGTTGGCGACGGCTTTTTGCCGGAGTTTTTCAACCTGCATCCGGGCAAGGTCTTTCGGTTGTTGACCCGGAAACTGACGCCGTACAAAGACAAAAACAACATCCCATTTCAATATTTTCGCGTCAAGGCAATGACGCTGAACGAACAGTGCGAATTGATTGTCACGGCGCAAGCTTATGGCGATGTGTTTTGGAATTCGCAGTGTTTGCCCGACGGCGGCTATCTGGCGTGGGACACGCCCAACGCGGCAGTGATTGACGGCCCCAACGGAGTGAACACGCAGGTCGAAACCGTCAGCGGCAGTTTGAGCGCGACGGGCAAAACTTATGATGGTTCGGTGATTGCGGCTGATGTCGTGATTTATCTGTGGGAACACACCGTGTTGGAATTGCCCGCATCGGGCAGCTACAACGTCTGGAACGCAGCCGGGCAGATTGGCTTCAAAATTTGGAACGATGGCACGCTCTGGATTTATCACGAAGGCGGCATCCAAACATTGGGCGCGGGCACAGTCGGCAGCGGGGATCGGCTGGTTGTCGAATTCGACAAGTCCAGCGGAACCCGATTTCGCCGATATAAACAAAACGGCTTTTTGTTGCGTTCGGAAACCGCTTCGGCGCTGTTGCCGCCCGACAACGACTTGTCTTGCTTTGCCGGTTCCAGCGGCGTGCTGATCGGCGATGTGCGCTGGGAAATGTATTTGTGCGCGCCGATTGATCGGATTGATCCGGGCGTTCCGGGCGATACCAGCGGCACGCAGACCGTGGCCAACAGCACTTACGTGTTGATTGATCGGCTCTGGCGCGATCAGGAATTGACGGCGGGAGTGCCTGGCATTTACGTCGCCGCCGCTCCGCAAAGTTCCGCCGCCTGGGCGGAATTTGAGCTTCACCGCGATGTCGGCGCGGGCTATGTCGAGATATTCAACACAACGGCGGCCGCCACCATCGGCGCGGCGGCAACCGTGTTGGCCGGAACCGAAATCGGGACTGAAACCGTGGACGTGGATTTGATGGCCGGGCAATCGCTGCCGAGTTACACCAGCGGCGAAGTGACGGCGGGCGCTGGCCTGGTCTTTTTGGGCGGCGAAATCTTTCAATACCAGACAGCCACGCAACAAAGCACGACGCCGAACCGTTGGCGGCTGTCTGTGCTGAGCAATCGCGGCGCGAAATGCACAGCGGCTTTCAAAACGACTCACGCCATCGGCGACAAGTTTGCAAAACTTGATCCGGCCAACGTGACGTTCTTGCCGCTGGAAACTGCCGAAATCGGCCAGACGCGCAATTTCAAAGGCTTCACCGCCGGGCAGGCCATCAGCGGCATCACGGCGCAGAGCTTCACCTTCAGCGCGCCGAACTTCCAGATCGTCACGCCAGCCGATTACAACCTGAGTTTTGATTCCAGCCGCAGCGAAGTGCTGCACGATTGGTTGCCGGTGGACGATCCTTGTCTGGTGACGGCGGGATTGCTTTATGAAATTTACGAAGACAACGCGGGGAGTCCGGGCGCGTTGTTGTGGAGCGGCAACATCAGCGAATGGCGCGAACCCGTGGCTGGCGCTGGCGTTCGCACCTATCACTTCCGGGCAAAGACGAATTATACCAACGGCGCGTACATCGTGCGTTCGATCACGGTGACAACATCCGGCGACGGCGGGCTGTATGGCGAACCGCTTTATGGAGAATAGAGGAAGAAAATGAAATTCTTGATGTTGAAATTTGGATTGCTGATTTGCTTGGCGTTTTCGGCCTTCGGCCAGACGCCAGGCACGTCGCAGTATCCGACTTCTTTGGACACGAACACGACGTTGTTGACGGCGGTCAACAACTGTTCGACCGCATTGAACGGCGCGGTGGATAACAGTCAAACAACGTTCACCGTTGTCAGCACGACGTGTTTTCCAACGGCGGGCGTGTTCGTCACCGAAACCGAAATCGTCATTTACACAGGCAAAACAGCCACAACGTTCACCGGTCTGACCCGTGGCGCGTTTTCGTCTGGAGCGGCGGCTCACAATAACGGCATTGCGGTTCGGCGCTCAATTTTGGCGCAGGATCACAATGTTTTGCGTGATGCCAGCATTGCGATCCAAACCAAGCTGGGCACTGGTTCGGCAACGGCGGCAAATAACCAGGTGTTGCGCGGGACTGGTCCGGGTACAACGGACTTCGGTCAGATTGCGGTTGCTCACATTCAAAGCGGCGCGCTGAGCGGCAACGGATCGAAGCTGGGTACGATCAGCGGTTCGACCAGTAGCGGCAAGTGTCTGGAATGGGATGCCAACGGGAATATCGTCACTGCGGCCAGCAACGCGGCCTGCGGTTCAGGCGGCGGCGGTGCGGCCTGGTCTGGACTGACTGATCCGGGCGCAAACCTCAGCCTGGCGATGGGCACACGCCTGACGGCGTTTACCTGGGCGGGCAATTACGGCAGCACAGCAGCATTTGATTTTCTGGCCAGCGACACATCTGCAACGGGCGCGTTGTTGAGCCTGCGAACCGGTGTCAGCACATTGATGCCGCCGCTATTTGTCAGCGCACGCGGCGGGCAATCCCTGAAAGCCGACAACCTGGGCAACATCATTCTGGGCAAGGACAACATCGGCGGGGGAGATGCGGATGGCCGAGTATATTTGGGCGTGATCGGATCGAACGGGACGCCCAGCGGCACTCCGACCGCGATTACCGGTTACGCACCGCTTACGCTGGAAAGCGACGGCATCAACGCGGAATACGCTCTTTGGGCTTACCTGGGGAGTGCCTGGCGCGATCTGTCCGGTACGATCAAACGCTGGGATTTCGCCAGCGGATCGGGCAACCAGACGCTGGATTTCAATTCGTCCAGTTCGGCCAATGTCACGCGGCAATTTACGGCCAGCGGCGGCAACGTGACATTCACGGCGTGGAATAACCCGCCGCGTAATGGTTCGCTGGTGACGATCATCATTGTTCAAGACGGCACGGGAAGCCGAACCGTCACCTGGCCAAGCAACGTCAAATGGAGCGGCGGAACTGCGCCAACCTTGACGACGACGGCCAACAAACGGGACATCTTTCAATTCGTATGGGATGGCTCGAATTATTACAACGTTTCGCAATCGCTGAATCAGTAAGGCTATGGCAGACACACCAGGCATCGTTAAATTTCCAGCCGCGCTTGATTCGCCGGATTCGCTGATCCGTGTAGGTAACGGGCTTGTCACTACGCTAGTTGCCGACATCACGGCTGGGCAAACGTCGTTTGTGGTGGCCAACGCAGCAGCGTGGCCAGCCAGCGGCATTGCTACGATTCAAAAACGAGTGGCAAAGGACGTGGGCGGCGAAACCGTGTATCTGCCGATTGGTCCTCTGGAAATCATCACCTTTGAAGCGTCTGGCAATAATCTTTCCAGCGTCTTGCGCGGCAGACAGGGCACAGCGGCAATTCCCCACGACGCCGGTGATTACATCGAATGTCGGCTTACGGCGCTCCATCACGAAACCCTGCGCGACGGGTTGTTAGCGATGGAAGCCAAACTGGGACGCGATGCCAGTTTGCCCGACGTCGGTAAACAGTTGGTCGGAACTGCGAGCGGTTCAGCTTGGCAGGATCGCACGTATCGGCATGTGCAAGGCGTTGCCGCAACGGTTTGGACAATTACACACAATCTGGCTTGCAGACCCAGTGTCACCGTCGTGGATTCGGCGGGCACATTGGTGATCGGCCAGGTCGAATATCTGGACGATAACAACGTCCGGTTGACATTCTCTGCTGCGTTTGGCGGCGAGGCTTATCTAAATTGAGGTAAACAATGGCACAGAGCGTTTTGACTCCGTTGGATATGAATCAGTTGGAAATTCGGCAGCAAGTGATGCACTTGCTCGCCGCCGATCCGGGCAGCCCTACTAATGGGCAGTTCTGGTATCAGACCTCGGCGCATTCCATTCGCGCGCGCCGTAACGGAACAACCGTTGTGATTCCAGGAAACCTGCAAGTCACCGCGCCGATCACCAACAGCGGCACACAGGACGCTCCTAATATCGGCATCAGCGCGGCCACGTCTGGCGCTGCTGGTTCAATGAGCGCAGCCGACAAGGCCAAGCTAGACGCGGCGACCGATGCGGCGACGAACTCTACGTTGGTGATGCGAGATGCCAGCGCCAGATTTAAGGCGGCTGATCCTTCGGCGTCATCTGACGTAGCGACAAAAAACTACGTGGACAATTCCGTCGCGGGCATCAAATGGAAAGAATCTGTCCGAGTAGCCACTACCGCGAATGGAGCGCTGGCTTCAGCTTTTGCGAACGGCCAAACAGTGGATGGCGTAACGCTGGTGACTGGCGACCGCATTCTCATCAAAAACCAGACGACAGGCAGCGAAAACGGCATTTACACCGTAAACGCCAGCGGCGCTCCAACCCGCGCAACCGACGCCGATTCTGCCGCCGAAATCCTGCAAGCTGCCGTGTGGGTGCAGGAAGGAACAACGAACGCCGATTCGGGTTGGGTATGCACAACCAACGCGCCGATAACTCTCGGAACTACGTCGTTGGCGTTCTCGCAATTCAACGGCGGGACTTCCTACACCGCAGGCGCTGGCCTGACGCTTTCCGGCAACCAGTTCAATGTCGGCACGGCCAGTAGCGGCCGGATCGTCGTCAACGCTGATGATATTGATCTGGCGTCCGGCATTGTCACGCCGGGCACCTATCGCAGCGTGACTGTTGACACCTATGGGCGAGTGACGGGAGGGACAAACCCGACGCTGATTCAGCGGTTTACGCAAACCATCGGGAATGGGTCGGCAACCTCCTTCACGATCAACCACGCGCTGGGCGTGCAAGATGTGATCGTTCAGATTTACCGGAATGGCTCCCCTTTTGATGTCGTGTTGGCGGACATTGAATTGACCGATGCCAACAACGTGACGGTGCGGTTTGCTGTCGCCCCAACGACCAACCAATTCAAAGTTGTCGTTATTGGATAGGCTATGGAATTTCACGGAAACCCAACCATCAAAACAAATCAACTCTCTAACCGAGTGCTCGCGTCGCCGTCTGGTTCCAGCGGCGACATGGTGCCTCGCGTTTTGCAGGCGGTAGATGTTCCATTTTTGAACGGCTTCACAGACGCAGCCCCAGTGCGAACCGACGTTATCCCATATTACAACGTCGGGGCGGGCGCAAATCGAGACTGCACTGTGCAACAATTACTCAGCCTGGCTTTGAAAGGCTTTGTTCAAGGATTTATTCCCCGCTATTCCACAACAACACAAATTCAGGTGACACCCGGAATCATCCACCTGGAAAATGGGACAATCCTTGAAAGTACATCAACGATCAGCAAGTCGCCTTCATTGTCGGCAAATACATGGTACTACCTTTACGTTTACCTAAATGGCTCAACGGTAGATGTGGAGGTTTCGACAACCGCGCCAGCGGCTGCCTATACAGGCCTGGCACGAAGCAAAACCAGCGACACATCGCGTCGCTACATCGGCGCGTTCCGCACAAACGGCAGTTCGGAAATTCAAAATTTCTGGTGCGAAGGCTCAGGGGACACGCTGGATTATATGTGGCGTCTGGATGTCCCCTCACTGAAGCGTGCGATGGGCGGAGGCACGGCCACCAGCAAAACCGCTGTGTCGCTGAGTTCACTGTCAGCCACTGGCGGCTCCGGTTCGACGGCGTCAGGCGTCCCGGATAGTTCAGGACTGGTCAAAGCGGCGATCCTTCGTCTGGTAAACCTGTCCACTAACGGGGCGGTACTCTATATGGACAATTCCGAAATGACTGGCACCAGTGGGGCGGGAACTGGGGGCGTGGGCATTTTGCAAGACGCGGATATTGTGCTGCCGTTTCCGATCAACGATAGCCGCGAGGTGCGCTATTCGTGGAATGCCTCGCCGACTGGGCCGGGTGCGTACTTGGACGTGATCGGCTTCAAACTGGGTAGATGATGCTGTGGCCGGATTTCAAATTTGGGAGTCCCACGTTTAACGAACTGACGTTCGACCATTGGATTGTGGTCGCAGCGGAGTTGGTTCCTATTGACCGTGTCTGTGTGGCTGGCCCGTTTATCTGGGAAGTTCGGGTAAGTGCTCCCCTGAACTATCAACTGGATTTGGCAGCGCCATTTGCGTGGCAGGTCAGTTTAATGTCCGAATTTAAGTGCTGATATGGCCAAACGAATAGACATCAAAGGAAAAGTGGCCGGTGACGATCTGCGCGTCCACGTGACGGTGACTGGTATACCGGCGGGGCAGACCGTGGTGAAGGCTTGGCTGACGATCAAATCCAAGCGGTCTGACGCCGACAACCAGGCCATCGTTCAGAAGATTTTGATTGCTGGGTTCAGTCATACCGGAACCGATCCGGTGACCGCGACGTGGAATTTTGATTTGACCGCAGGCGACACGGCCAATTGCAAGCCGCAGACAACCTATGAGTATGACATTCAAGTTAAGACCAGCACGGGCTTGCTAGACACTCCGATTACTGGCCAGATCGTCTTTGAACAGGGCGTGACGGCAGCCACGACCTAGCTTTCAATAGGAAAGGGCGGAACTTCCGCCCTTTTTCTTTTGACTCTCTCAATATAGGATTCCGGCGATTATCTCAGAAAATCAGGCGCAATTATCGCGTTTGCGCGCACTGCCG